TGCCAGAACTTAAATAGAAATTTTATACTCATTGATAAAGACCCACATTGGTGTGATGTATCCCATCAGCGATTAATGGCTAATAGAGATAGGTTATCAAATGCCTGAAACATACCCATACAATGCAGATTTCCGGCTGAAACTTCTATCGTTGATGCTGGATGATGCGTGGATGGCTAAGTTTGGGTTTTCCATTATCCAGCCTCAATACTTTGAAACATCTGCTGAAGAAGATGTAGCAAAGGCTATACTTGATTATAGGGAAAAGTATCGCACTTCTCCCAGAGATCCGGCTGATATTGTTGCATTATCCAACATCAAATATCAGGATTTAGTAGATAGTATATTTGAACCTATGGATTTGCGTTTGGCAGGGGATGTAGCTTTACAATGGGCGAAACAGCAAGCTGTGAAGTTAGCCATATTAGAATCAGTAGAAGATATCCAAAAAGGGGATCTGCAGAAACCAGTTGATAGATTGAGAGAAGCTGTGCGAACAGGGGATAATGTATTGGCTCCAGGAATGGATCCTATCAAAGATATCGATAAATGGTTATATGAATTTTGGATTAATAAAGTTCCTACAGGTTGGATAGAAGTGGACAGAGAATTAGAAGGTGGTTTAGATTTTGCAGAGGAAGGAGTTATTCTTGCCCCATCCAATAGAGGGAAGACTATGGGATTGGTATGTCTTGGATATAATATGGCGTCAGTGGCAGCGGGGATAAACGTTGTGCATGTTACCCATGAATTATCAGTGGCTAAAGTTTGTAAACGCTATGTAGCTAGGATGCTTTTCAGATTTCCCCATCCTGGAGATGATTTAGAAGAATATAAAGATGCAGCATTAGATGCTGCTAGAAAGTTATTGGTTGGAAATATTCGTGTAATTGGCGGGGCATATAAAATGGCAACAACAGAATATGAGGGGCATTTGGATAGATTACTTGCGGAAGGATTTGAATTTGGAGCGATAGTAGATGATTATCTTGATTTAGTAATCCCCCCTAGAAATTATACAGATAGAAGATTTGAATTGACTGCTACTTATGAATGGTATCGAGCATTGGGAGAAAGATATAAATGTCCAGTATGGACGGCTACACAGGGAAGACGAGAATCATTGAATAAAGAGATTATAACGATAGCAGATGTAGCTGAGGATATTGGAAAAGTGAATACTGCCGATGTGGTGATAGCTCTATGTCAGACGAAAGAGGAATTTGATGCTAATCAGTGTAGATTGTTTATGGCGAAGGTCAGGGATGGGAAAAAGAATGCACTGATATCGGCTAAATTCTATGGGGATTGTCAATCTATAGTTACAACAGGTTATGTAAATTCAAGGAGCAAAGACCAAAATGTTTGAAGCAAATACCGTTTACGTAGGGAATTGTATAGATGTTATGGAAACATTTCCTGATTCATCTATAGATTTAGTATTTGCTGATCCCCCATATCGAATGGATAGAGGAACAGGCGTTATACAACGTCCAGAAGGTGGAACATTTGAAGGTATTACAGATGATTGGGATAAATTTGAAACTTTACAGCATTATATGGATTTTACACGTTCTTGGATTATGGCAGTAAAACGTTTGATGAAACCTGTATCTTCGTTATGGGTTATCGGGGATTATCATTGCATACATACTATAGGTCATATCCTTATGGAGCAAGGCTGGTTTATTCTGAATGATGTATTTTGGGTCAAACCTAATCCTGTTCCTCAGATGAGGGGTGTTAGATTTTGTAATTCCGTAGAAACTATTATATGGGCTGTACCAGACAGGAAACATAAATATACATTCAACTATCACTTGATGAAGGAATTGAATGGTGGAAAGCAAATGAGGGCGGATTGGCATGGAATATCAATATGTATAGGTAAAGAACGTTTAAGAGATGAAAATGGAAATAAAAAACATTCTACGCAAAAACCTATGAAATTGATAGAGCGGATCATACAATCAACCACTAATGAAGGGGATATTGTTCTTGATCCATTCTTTGGATCAGGTACTACAGGAGCAGTTGCCAAGAAATTGAATAGGCAATGGATAGGGATTGAACGATTGGAACATTATGCAGACATAGCCATAGAAAGGATTTCCAATGTTTAACATAGAACAGTTTGTGCATAGGAATTTTGATTATAGTAATTATGGCAATCCAGTATCTGATTTGAGAGTGGACTGCCCAAAGTGTGATGATAGTAAAAAACATTTATATATTAGTTTGAATAAACAGGCTGTTCACTGTTTCAAATGTGGATATTCTGCTAATTGGATAGATTTTATTATAACGGTAACGGGTTATCCATATTGGAAGGCTATAGGGGAATTATATGAAATTCCACGAATGGTGGATTATCCTTCTAAGCTAGAAAAGGCAACTAAGAATGGAAATATAAAGGTTATGCAGCATGAATGGACACTACCCGAAGATTTCCAGAATATGACAGTAGGTGATGGTGGGATAGTAAAACTGTATAGGAAATATCTTATGGGTAGAGGCTTTGGAAGTGATTATTGGACGCGCTATAACATAGGCTATGCAGAGAGTGTGCCTGGTAGAGTGATAATTCCCATTGATAAGGATTATTGGCAGGGTAGGGCTATATCCGATTCCATATCCCCAAAGTATCTAAATCCTAAAGAACCTGGAAGGGATGTGATATTCAACCGTGTAGCATTGCAACGATATGAGGAAATTGCTATAACAGAAGGGGCATTTTCTGCTATGGCGATAGGTGATAATGCTGTAGCATTGATACGTAAAGATCCTACAGTGGAACAGACTGATAGGATATTAGGTAGTATAGCAAGGCGGTTTATAATTGCATTGGAGCCAGGAGCGTTTGGCACTATGCAGAAAATCATGGAAGTATTGAGGAAAGCGGATAGGGAAGTGATTATATGGAAATATAGTGTGGGTGATCCCAATGATCCTAATGGTGTTATGGAAGCAATACCATATAACCTTAAAGTTTTTGTGAGCATGGGATTAAATCTATAGGAGCAAGTTTAATATACATAGAAACCTATAAAGGAGGTTACTATGATTGAAATAGATGATTTTGTAGAATATCTTAAAAAGGGTGATATACCTATAGAACCACCAGATGGTTCTTCTCCATATGGGCGTGATTGGAAGATGGGAAATATTGAAACTTGGAAGGGAAGAGGCGAAGCTACTGCACGTGGTATGTGGGCTATAGTAGATAAGATGTGGACAAAAGAATTAGCTGGTTGGATTGGTAGTAGAACCTGTCTGGAAGTAATGGCTGGTGCTGGTTGGCTTGCAAAGGCATTATCGGAATATGGAATTGATATTATTGCTACAGATAATGGAGATTGGGATGAACGGCATAGCAAAATGGTAATAGTACATCCTATCGAGAAGCTAGATGGGTTGCAAGCAGCCATAAAGTATTCGGATAGAGATATTCTAATTATATCTTGGCCACCCTATGGTGATATGAATATATGCCGCATTTGCGAACAATGGATGGATAAGTTGATTATTTACATTGGTGAGGATGATGGAGGTTGTAATGCCCCAGAAGAATTTTGGCAGCATTTTAATACCATAAAACCACAACCGCGTATCCCACTCATGGCTTGGAGTGGTTTACATGATTCAGTGTATATAGGAATATATAGTGAGAAACAAACTGCATAATGCTAATGCAATCAAACCAGTAGTAGTAAAGCATTCGGTTCAATGTAGTTCATGTGGAAGTTCTATAGGTGAGAATAATTGGTGTCTGCGAGTTAATTCAGTGTTTGTCCACGACAATGGGGTTTGTATTGAAGTGTATAAATGCAAACACGGACTCGCTTATAATAAATTCGCTGTAAGTATGCGATTATCAATGACGGTAATGGAGTAAAAAAATGAGTATTGAAACAGGTTTTATAATTGGCGCATTATTTTTCCTTTGTCTTTGGTTGGCCGGGAAAGATTTAGATCATCTGGATCTGTAACTCAAATGGATAGAGTATATGCCTTTTAAGCATAGAGTTATCGGTTCAAATTCGGTCAGGAGGACATATTTACCTTAATTATACATTAATATAATGTATTGCTATTAGGATTATAATATATCTAGTTTGCCAGTTGATTAGGCTGCTGGAATATGTTTTGTGATTATTTGAGGCGGTTGTAATGGAAGATTATTGCTATTACGTATATGCATTATTAGATCCAGATAATTATTCTATAAAATATGTAGGATGTTCTGCTAATCCCAGTTTAAGATTAAAGGTTCATATTAGGGATATAAGAGGAACATCTAAGAGATGTAAATGGTTGAAAGGTTTGTTTCTATTGAATAAAAAACCAGAGATGGCTTTATTGGGAGTATATGATAATTTAGAATGTGGAAGGAATTTTGAAATAAAAATCATAAATTATTTACTGGATAAAGGATATGACATAACAAATGTTTGTAGATGGGATAGTGGAAATAAGCCAGGTTTTGATATGCCTATGTCTGCAAGAGCAAAAATGTCTACATCTAAAATGGGACATGCTCCTACATTTACAGGAACACATAGTGAATATTCTAAAAATAAGATGTTAGAATCTGCTAAACATAGAAATCCTGTATCTGAAGAAACCAGACATAGAATATCGGTTGCTAATAAGGGAAAAGTTAGATCTGAAGAGACGCGTGCAAGGATGTCCAAAACTTCTACAGGTCGCAAACATTCTGAAGAAACTATAAGAAAGATGTCTAAACCTAGATTGTCTATGAAAGGTAAACATTACCCGAAAATGTCAGAAGCTCAAAAAGGGAATAAGAAAAGCCTTGGACATAGACATACAGATGAAACTAAACATAAGATGTCGGAAGCTAAAATGGGTCATGTGAATACGGATGAAACCAGACAAAAAATGTCAGAATCAAATAAAGGAAAGCATAGTGGGCCGAAATCCGATGATACAAAGCGTAAAATGTCGGAATCTGCTAAGAGAAGATGGGAACGTGAACATGCAAAGTAAGATAATTTGGCAACTTGATTATATTAATGTAATACTAATATAAATATATCATATTCGGTATATAATATTATTAGACCTGTTAATTCAGCAGGTCACGACCTAAAGGAGGTTGGCTATGAATACTACCCTACCCGTTTCCCTAGTTGCAGCTAGAACCGCTGC